AACACTCTGCCACTGTCCGACTCTTCCCGTATGTCTATGAAGTCTTGAAAGAAACTACGCACAGTAGCTTTGAGTTCAGCATTTTCCGCTTCTAGTTCACGTATCTGTTTCAGTGCATCAAACCCCTCTGTGATTTCTTCTGCCAGACTACGGTGAGATACATACTCACCAGCCATATGACTAGCAGTCCTATCAAAGGATTCGTCTGCTGGAAGGGTGTAAAGAAGCTCACCATTAACCCTAGTCTGCCAATCACTACCACTACCTGAGTCTATGTATTGATAACCGTATCCGTCAAAGTCATAGCGTATTGCTACTGGTTCATTGTTCATTTGCTTAGGTTCTCCACAAGGTCAGTAAACTTAATACCCCGTTCTTTACAGGTTTTTCGTAGTTTGACGATTGCCCGTTGCTGGAGAGTCTCAACAACAGACAAAGACCAGCCAAGTCTGTCAGCGACTTCTTGACAGCTCATATTGTAGTCATCTGCATTTAACGGGTACTTCATTTGCTATCCTTAATGAATTTATCCACTGCTTCATCAATCTCGTTACCAATCATCCAGCGCCATTCCGACATATCGCCGTTACAAGCAATGACAGACGGTGCGACAGTCTTAGGGTCAACATCCCATGATGCACTGCGTAGCCAGCGATAACGCTCTGCATCACGGTAGGTTTCTGTATTGTCCTGAATACGACCAAACACATCACGATTCAGTGTGCGTAGTCTGTCAATTTCATTACACAGTGCATTTATGTAGTTACGAGTAACCGAATACTCATCGTGCTTTGCGTAGTCCCGTGCTGCTTCTACTAAGTCTTTCGTTGTCATAGTGTGTCCTTAATTTCCAACATTCTTCCAGTTTTGCCATTATACAACAGTGAGCCACAGTTGCCAGTGTAACCGCTAAAACGGTTCTTGAGAACCCGTACAGATGTGGTATTGCGCTCAATCATATCCATCGCTTGACCGTTACGCTCTAAGCCAATCACAATATCAGACAGTTGTGCAATAGCACCTGAGCCACGCAGTTGCGCCAGCGATGTTGCAGCGCCTTCTTCGTGTCCTTTGCTTTCCGGACGTTTCAGGTGACTAACGCAGATAAGACTGATACCTGTTTCCTGTACCAGCATCCGCAGCTTGGTCATTATAGAGTCCAGTGCTTTACGTTCGTCACCCACATCACCGCCGCTAACGATAATGCTAAGGTGGTCAAGAAACACATAACCACAGCCAAGCCCTTTTGCCATGTAGCGCACTCGATTGACAATATTTTCCAAAGAAGTGCTACCAAAATGGTCAAACAGGTAAACACGGTCACTTCCCAAAGTTCTATCAAAAGCATCTTTCAGTTCCTCCGGTGTTACTTCTACATCAGGTAAATGGATTGGTTTATTTACTGCCAGCGACATGAGCGAACGAGCTGTTTTACGCACGCCTTCTTCAAGAAACATAAGTCCGATGTTGTCGGATGTTTTGTTAAGGATATGCCATACGATTTCCCGTAGAAATTGAGACTTACCGAGTCCACTTCCCGCAGTGACCATGACAAGCTCACCTTTTCGAATACCATATGTAAGTTTATTAAGGTCCTCATACGGATAATCGCAATCAGCCTTTTCAATAGGGGCTGATACCATATCCCACAAGGTGTTCCCTTGTATAATTCCATCAGGAACGTAAGACTCAGCAGACCACCAAGAATCAATAAATTCTTTAGTAGAACCATTCTCCAAATAATCACACGCATCTTTATATCCTTTCTTGTGCTTCATTACTTTGACTTTACCGCCAAATAGTTCAGCGACTGCTTGCGATGCCTTTAGTCCTGCTTCATCGGCATCAAAGCAAATCACGACATTCTCGAATGAGTCAATCCACTCATAGTTCGCTTTGCAGTCCTTTAAAGCGGCACTAGCGCCGTTTCTGATACTCACGCAGGGGTACTTACTACCTTGCATCTGATAAGCCGCCAGAGCGTCTAATTCGCCTTCACAGATGGTAAGGTAGCGACCGCCTTTAGTAAAGAGTTGCTGACCAAAGAGCATGGCTTCCTTAAAGTCGCCAGCAATGCTGAAGTCCTTGGTGTCAATCGTCCTTGTCTTGATTGCCGTAAGTGTGCCATCGGCATCATAATAAGGGTAAAAGTGCTTATTTGTTGCCTGTCGCACACCATATGTTATGCAAGTAGCCGAAGTAATACTACGGTCAACGATACTAAGATTAGAAGCAGTGTCATAAAATTTTAAGTCCTTATTCATAGGTTTAGTTACTTTCGATTGTGTAGTGGTCGTGCCATCGCCATGCACATAGGTCTCGCAAGCAAAACAGTATTGATGACCGTCATCATATAAACCGTTTGCATCGCTTGACCCGCACGACTGGCACGGTGTGTGTTGCAGGAATTTGGATTCATTCAAAACTGCTCTCCTTCACCAATTTCAACATCCTGCACTTCACCTTCCTTGTGTATATCTTCAATGCTCATGTTCTCAGCCATCACATAGCAGTCAAACCGACTATTGCCGTAAGTAGTGACTTTGTATGTCACCGTGACTGTAAATGTCATATCAACTTCATTAGGTGCTGTATTCATATTATTTTTCCATTTCCAATAGTTTGACCAGTTAAATAAATTCAAGGGCGGACACTTCCAAATCATTCCGCTACCCCATGCCACATTCGTTGTGAATCCCTTACTCGCCTTGGGTACTCATTCTCTACCCAAAAGCACCTAACCTCATCGTGTGTATAAGACACATAACCCACCCATGTTGCGTACTTCGTTGTGTAATTCGGACACTTCATATATCGGTGCTGGTGCTTTAATTCATTGCCTAAGTAACCAAAGACAACACAAGCGACCATTAGAAACACTACAATAAGCAAACTCCCAAAGTCGCTAACGCAATCGCATACGGGTTCGTCTTTGCTGGTTTCGGTAACACTTTTATCCATAATGATTTATCCATTTCAATGTATTGCTCTGCTTCATCTTTAGTGTGGAATCGTCTTACGATGCCGCCCCATTCGTCCCTTACTTCGTACCGTAGATTAGACATTAGTCACCTCGTACAGCATTGCATTGGCTTTAGCCGCAATCATTTCGTCTAAGTCGTTGATAACAGTAGCGTAGCCGTATTCATCGACCAAATCCGCCATATCCGATAAGACATAGTGATAGCGTGCTTCATCTGTTGGGTTCATTGTTTATATTCCTTTGTAGTAAAAATCAATCATTAAACACATTGTGATTGTTTTAAGACACAAACACAAGACTAAGACAAAAATAAAAGACTTGACAACATTTTAAAATTCAGTATAATGGTTTACAACATAGTCTATCGTTGATTGTTGTTTGATGTAAAAATCATCTTAAACCTATGCACAGTACGACATAGACTATATAGGTCTATATTAGCGTTCATTCCAGTAGTCCTCGACATCATCATCTAGTCCATCATCACCGACATATTCATCTAAAGAGTCCATTAACGGCATAGGCTCGCTATCGTGCTCACTGGCAAGGTCATGCCTTACCTGCAATGGAATAACGTCACCCATAGCGTTTAAACAAGTCTGGCAGGTATTAACGAATCCTTTAGTAATGGCATGGCGCATAGTGGATTCATAATCGTTTAGTATTGCATTGCAACATTGGCATCTCATTTTAAGCCTTTCTAAGCCGTTTATAGGCATAAGTAATAGGTAGGTATCAAGTATATCCTAAATCGTCTAAAACAGCCCTTAAAACTGGTTTACGAGCCATCTTAGCGTATGAATGTAGGCATATATAGCTATTGACCATATTAGGACACGATTAAACATAGTCATAATGGTTCGCAATAGATATATCGACCGTCATTATGCACATAACATACCGTAGTGCCTGTCGGTGTTTGGATTATGACTGGTCTACCAGCGTAAGCGGTTTCCAGCATTGCCAGCAGTCCGATTACCATAAAACCCTTGATAGCGTTATTCATTGTTTAATTGCTCCGATAGTGTTAAATTGACCAAATCACGCCACAATTTATAAACGCCTTCATCGTTTACCTTATCCAAAAATAGGACCTGCTCCGGCTTTAATTGTTGCATTGCCATAATATCCTGCACCATAAATTTTCTACTATTTTCGAATGTCATTTATATCCTCCACGTGGTAATTGTATAAGTATTCGCCGCTTTCCATGGCTTGCCTTACGATATCATAAATAAAGTCGCTTCGCTCTATGCTATCGTCTTTTAACGCTATTTCAAAACTTACTCTATACGTGCTCATGCTAAACCCCTAATAAATTAAAATGCTGCCTCATAAATTGAGTCGTTTTAGTATCGCCTTGCCGACTTAAACCCTGAGCGATATCGTCGCCTGATATATCCCTAATCCAGCCATAACCGTACCATTCGCCGGCGCTGCTATGCGGGTTTATGTTTAAGTCTATAGCATTCTCACCCCATGATACGGTAATTGCCTTGTATCCCTGCTTTATGGCTGCCTTAACTGCCTTTAGTACTGCCGCCTTGCTAGGCTTGTTTTTAGGAAAGTCGATTGTTTTAATCTCATATAGTGTACTCATTTTTGTAATTCCCTTTTAAGTTAGTGCTTCGGCGATAAGATAACCGAAGCCAATTGATAGAATACCAAATAAAACAATGTTTACCACTACAGCATAAATTTTTAGCATGATATAACCCCTAGATTAGATTGATAAAACCGGAATAAACCGACCTTTTAAACTGCC